GGGCGTACAACGGCGGCGGCGGCCAGGCGCCGCAGGCGCCTAACGGGGCGGCGGGGGTCTGATGAAACCGCTCAAGGATGTCGGCCCCGGCTTTGCGGCGTTCTTGCGCCGCGAGAGGTCCTGTGAGGCCACCGGTTGCCATTGGCAATGGTTCGACGACCCGCCCGGGTCGGACCGAGATCATTACGTCTGGTGCGTCGGGTGTGGGTCGGCGTTTCCATGGCGCGACACCTATTATCTGCGGCGCATATATGAATTAGAGGCTAGGGTCTGACCCGTGGCGGTGCTCGACTGGCTGCAGCAGCTCTTAGGCGGCGGCCAGTACGGCGACCCGGGCGTGCCTGCGATGTCGGTCGAGCCCCTGGAAGGCACGCTGCGCACCGGCGGCGCGCTCGGCCAGGGCGGGTTGCCGGCGGACGGGGCGCAGGGCTACACGGGCGACGTGTTGCAGCATCTGAAGGACGTGATCAGCGGCAAGGTGGCTTACGAGGGCGTGCTGGGGCCGGGCTATCAGGGCGACAACCGGGCGCTGGATATCGCGGGCGGATTGGTCGGGGCGATCAAGCCGCGGGCTCCTGGCGGCATCGCGGCGCCTATGATCGGTAAGGGCACCGAGACACCGCTGTTCGATCTGTCGCGGCTCACGGAGCGGCCGGACATGCCGCAAACGCCGATTGAGCGGATGCCGCCGCCGGCCAAGGGCATTCCCGATTGGCTACAGGCCCAGGTCAACGACCCGGCGATGCGGGAGCAGTACAAACAGGTGCTGCAGCTTGGCCGGGAGACGGCAGGCGACACCGCCGCGCTTGGCTGGTGGAACACCATGCCGTTGCGCGAGCAGACGATTGGACATTTTGGCGATGCGGCCGGCGATGCGGCCTGGCGCTCCGACATGAACATGCTGTCGGCGACATCGCCCCGGAGTGCCTTCCCTGCCAATATCCGGCAGGCATCCTACTTTGCCAACCTGCTGGCGGAGGGGCGCCCGCTGCCAGAGTTGGTTAAAAAGTACAGCGAAAAGAACCCGAACGCCTTCAACCTGGTCCCGGTCGAGTCGGCGCCAAAAGGCTATGCCAATTTCCCGCTGCACATCCAGAACATCCAGAACCTGCTGCAACCGGATCGCGTGACGCTCGGCAATGCATATCCGCTGACCAACCCGAAACCGGCGACCATGGCGCAAAACCTTGTTGGCAATTGGGGCCAGCCGACCATCGACGTGCGCGACCTGAAGGCGATGGGGTTGACCGACAAAAGCGGCAAGGCGCTGCAATCGGTCGATCCGGCATCGACCTACGGCTACATCGAAAGCACCTTTCACCAGCCTCTGGCGCGTGAATTGGGCCTCGACCCGGCCCAGATGCAGTCTGCGACGTGGTTGGGTGTGCCTGAGTATTTCCAGGGGTTTGACAAATCCGGCCTGACGCCTGCGCTCGGCACGCTGGAAGACAGCATCCGCAGAACGGGTAAGGCGTTAGGCCTGACGCCCGAGCAGGTACTCAGGCGCGGTTGGTTCGGCAAGGAGTTCAAGCTGCTATCAGGCGGCGGCCTTGGCGTCGGGCTGCTCGGCAATGGCGTAGACGACGACGAGCGTTCCATCCAGTGAATAGCGGGATTGTTCCTTTGCCGCGCCGGCATCGATCATCGCGAGAGCATCGTTCCAAGGGACTTCGTCGGTGTTCATGACAGCCTCGTCCCACGCCTGCGGCGGCTTATCGGACCTGATAAACCACGCATCGGTGTTTTCTAGCCGTATCAAGAGGTTATCCTGGGCCATGCGGCGGTCTTTCGCTGGGAACGTAGTCTTATAGCACACATGGTCACCGGCCGCCTGGCGCGCCTCGTCGCATGGTGCCGCGAGGTGCCCGCGCCCCCCTGGGCTTCGCCCTACCCGGTACCCGAGGACAAGGGCCAGATCGGCGTCGCGGCGCAGGCGTTGCTCGACGACCCGGTGCTGCACCTGGCGCTCGACCGGGTGCAGGAGAAGCTGGTGGCGACCTGGCTCGCGACCGCGCCGGGGGAGCGTCAGGCGCGCGAGGCGGCGTATCGGTTGCATTGGGCGGCGGAGCAGTTTCGGAGCGAGCTTAGGATCATGATCGCCAACGCCAGCGTCGCGGGGCGGCAGTAACATGTCGGCGCGAATTGTCGAGTTCTCGGGGGTGTCGAACAATATCCCGGCCGCGCTCCGTGCCGCTGCGGATCGCATAGAGAGCGGCGAATATCCCGATCTGCAGTTCGTCGCGGCAGTTTTTGTCGACAGATCGGCGGCGTTCACGGCGTTCAGTTGGGGTGAGTGCTCGACGCTCGAAGCGATCGGCGCCTTGGCGCGTGCCGTCAGGTGCGACTTGGTCGAGTGACATGAACATCGACGGCCTGACCAACAAAGAGCTGCTGCTGCGGGCGCTTCGGCAGCTGATCGACGAGGCGGAGCGGGGCGACTTCGAGGACGGGCTCTACAGCTGTTTTCACCCGCAGCAGACGATCGAGGCGGCCCACGCCGCGATTCTGGAAGTGGACCGGCCTAAAAAGCGACGAATCCCGAACGTGAGATGAATCCATGAGTGACACCGGCCAAGCCGGCGGCAACGCCGCCGCGCCGACCGAGCTATCGGAAGCCCAGGTCGTCGCAGGCATCGAGGGCCTGCTTGACGACACCCCGCGGCGCCAGCCGCAGAGACAGCCGCAGCGCGCGTCCGACGTGCCTGCGGAGACGGAGCAGCCGGGGTCAGACCCGGTGCCTGGACCGGAGGACCCGGCCCCCAGTGAGCCTGAGGAGGAGGAGCAACCCGAACCCGGCGACGGCGAGGAGCCCGTAGAGCCGGACCATCAGATTGAGCCGCCCCAATCGTGGCCGACTGCCGATAAGGAAGTGTTCGCGCAACTCCCACCCGAAGCCCAGGCGGTCATCGCCCGGCGGGAGAGTGAGCGGGACAAGGCCTTTTCGCAGAAGGCGCAGGAGATTGCCGAGCACCGCAAGGCACTGGAAGCAACTTTCTCGGAAATACAGTCTGAGCGTCAATCTTACGCGCAAAACCTGCAGCAGCTGTTGTTTGTTGCCGCCCCCGAAGCAGAGAAATTTGCCCAGGTGGACTGGCAGCGGCTGGCATCGGAGCAGCCTGCCGAATACGTCCGGCTGACCGCGGAGCGCGATGCGCTGCGCGCCCGGGTGGGCACCGTCCAGCAGGAGATCCAGCGGGTCAATGCCCAGGCGGCCCAGCACCAGGCACAGCAGTTTGCCATGGTGCGGCAGGCCGAGCAGCAGCGCCTCGTCGAGGCGATGCCCGATTTCGGCGACGCCGAGAAAGGGCCGAAGCTCGCCGGGGACATGCGTCAGTGGCTGCAGAAGCAGGGGTTCAGCGACCAGGAGATCGGCCAGGTCATCGACCACCGAGTGATCCTGGTGGCGGCCAAGGCGATGCAGGCCGACCGGGCCGCCAGTGCCCGGCAGGCGGCTGACGCGAAGCGCAACACCGCTGCACCCACCGTGCAGCCGCCCGGTGCCGCAAGGCAGCGCGGCGACACGCAGGTGGCGCAGCGGCGACAGCAGAAGATGGCGGCACTCAGACGGTCGGGATCGGAGAAAGACGCGATCTCGCTCCTGATGGATTACCTCTAAATGCCCTAAAGACTCGCTTGGGCAACGGTCCCCGCCAGCGTCGGACGACGCCGGCATCCCTCTGATGGAGCCCCCCTCAAATGGCAATTATCACCGGTACTGCGACGACATTCTCGGGCTCGCCCGGCTTGCAGGGCCTGCGCGAAGACCTCTCGGATATGATCTATCTGCTCAGTCCGAGCGACACCCCCTTTACCAGCAATGTCGGCCGCGGCACGGCCGATGCGGTCCTGCACGAATGGCAGACCGATAGTCTCGCCGCCGCCAACGTCAACAACGCCCAGTTCCAGGGCGACGACATCGCGACGTTCAGCGCTGCGAGCGTCACCGCGCGGCTGGGCAACCGCACCCAGATCAGCCGCAAGGAAGTCATCATCAGTGGCACCTTGGACGCGGTGAACAAGGCGGGGCGGCGCACCGAACTCGCCTACCAGCTAACGAAGCGCGCCAAGGAACTGAAGATCGACATCGAGTCGATCCTCTTGGCCAACCAGGCCAAGGTGACGGGTGCCGCCGCCACCGCGCCGAAATGCGCCAGCGTGCTCAGCTGGCTCAAGACCAACATCGACGCGGTCGGCGCCGGCCCCACTGTCGGGGACGGCACCGAGGTGCGGACTGACGGCGGGCAGCGGGCCTTTACCGAGGCGCAACTCAAGAACGTGATGAAGCAGGTCTACACCAACAGCTCGGAAGACCTCGACGTCGTCATGGTGGGCGCCAGCAACAAGCAGGTGGCATCGACCTTTACCGGCAACGCCACCAAGATGGTCGACGTGATGGAGAAGCAGCTGGTGGCGACCGTCGACGTTTATGTCGGCGATTTCCACACCGTCCGCGTCATCCCCAACCGCTTTATGCGGACCCGCGATGCGCTGGTGCTGAACTGGTCCTACTGGTCGGTCGACTGGCTGCGGCCGATCCGGCAGGTGGAACTGGCGAAAACCGGCGACGCCGAGAAGCGGATGCTGCTCGGCGAGTACACGCTAGCGGCCAAGAACGAGGCTAGCTCTGGGGGCGTGTTCGACCTGACCGTGCCGTAACAGGCGTCTTTGGGGCGGCCCTCCACCTGGCCGGGAGGGCCGCTTTTCTTTTTCTCGGAAGAGGCGATGACCGAATACCTGCTCGACCGTTACCCGGACGGCACCTAAGAGACGTTCGAGTACGACGACGACACCGGCAACATCACGGTGCGCCGCTGGGCGGATGTGCAGCCGGTGATCGACACTAACAAATCCTACCACCTCGACGGTGACGGTAAAGGTAAGGACATGTGGTTGGCGGCCCGCATCCCGGACAACGTCGCGCTTCTCTGGAAGCAGCTGTATGGCGTGGACGCGTGGAAGGCGGAGCACTGGCCGGCGGTAAAGCGGCTGCTCGAAGACCCCGATTGGCGCCACCTGCGTCCCACCTCGTTCCGCCTGTAGCCGATGCCGCTCGACAACTACTGGTCGCTCCAGGCCAGCGTGCTCGGTTGGCTCGCCCGCCCGGGCGACCCGCTGGTGGTGCCCGCCGTTCCCGACATGATCCGGCTGTTCGAGGCCGAGGCCGGCCGGCGGCTGCGGGTCGCGGGGGGCGAGCGCCAGGTCACGCTGACCACGACGCCGGGCACCTCGCGGGTGATCCTGCCGGCGGATTTTGCCGAGTTGCGGCAACTGTCGATCGGCGGCAGCCGGCTCTTTTACCAGCCGCCGGAAGCGGTGCCGCAAACCAGTGGGCAGCCGACCACCTACTCGTTGAGCGGCCCCTTGGCGTCGAACGCGCTGGGTTACCGTCTGGCGCGGCTCGACCCGCAGCCGGACGCCGAGTATGAGTTGACCGTGCTCTATTTGTGCGGTGTGCCGCCGCTCGGCGACGCGGCGCCGGTCAA